ATGGAAGAAAACGTAAGAACCTGCGACATCTGCGGCTGTGAGATCAAAGAGGAAGAGGGAACATGGGTAGACGATCAGTTTCTTTGTCATGAGTGTGTTGACGAACACTGCACCACCTGCGATCACTGCGGTGAAACGATCTGGATTAACGATGCAGTACAGGACGATGATACCACACTATGCGAAACCTGTTACAATGACTACTATCACCGCTGTGAGTGCTGCAACAGAATTATCCATGACAACAACATCAACTGGCGAGGCGATTATCCTTATTGCAACAGTTGTTACGATGACTTTAATGATGAGATCGAGGAGTACAGCTACAAGCCTGATCCTGTGTTCCATGGCAATGGCAACCGCTATCTCGGTGTTGAACTTGAAGTAGACTGCGGCGGTAAGGACGATGACAATGCAAGCAAACTCAAAGAAATAGCAAATACAAGCCATGAGCATATCTACATCAAGTCCGATGGCAGTATTGACGACGGCTTCGAGATCGTTTCTCACCCAATGACGCTTGACTATCATCAGCATGACATGGACTGGGAGGCTCTCCTGCATGAAGCGATAAAAATGGGCTACCGCTCTCACCAAACAAGTACCTGCGGTCTGCATATTCATGTCAACAGGAACGCTTTTGGTGACAATCAGGCTGAGCAGGAAGAAGTCATCGGAAAAATCCTGTTCCTGATCGAAAAGCATTGGAACGAGGTCTTCTGCTTTTCCCGAAGAAGCCAGTATAACATGAATCGCAAAACAGCAGATGCCTAACACTGATTCTGTAGACGTCTGCTGTTGCTTTTGCTTATGAAGTTCTTTTGACTGTCGCCATTCTTCAGTGATGTTATGTTTGCAAAAGTTATTTAGATACTATTTGTTAAAAAGTCTAGAAAAAAATTGATCGAATATTTTTTCAAATAAGATGGTTGATACAAAAGCTACAATTGAGCTCGTAAAAGAGACTAGCTTTGCGACAATATTTTGATGTGAATAAAATTTACACATTATAATATAAACTAAGAAACCAATCGCTAATGCCATTACAATTGCAATTATTAGTTTCTTTTGATTCTGTTTTCTTTTAATTTCTTGGTATTCAGATTCTTGTGCAAATTTTTCTTTTATCTTTACAATGTCCTTTTTCCAATCTTCATCTAGCCATTTCATAATTCCATTTCCGGGTCTTATTCCTAAATCAGCTAATTTTTCTACATGACCACCAGAGTTTGAATTGACTGTTTCATGTCGTAATTTCGTTCGGAGTTTATATAATGCCAAGGATATAAATGTATCACCGACATTTAAAGAAATTGGATTATCTGTTGGATTTTGAAGTAATACCATTAAATGTCCACAGTACAAAGGTCCTATCATTGTTGAAGAAAAAACAATTCCTTTTACAACAACTCCTACTTTTGCATGAAATGTTCCTCCAAATTTACTATTTAAAGCAATTACCTCCTCTGTATATACAACTGTTGTTGTATGTGGCACTAAGGTAATAATATTTTTATTACAAGCGAGTGAAGCTTGATTGTATTGTCTCGTTCCGTTTTTGGAGGGCTTTAATGTCCAAGCTTTATCGCTAAGCTTAAGATTTATTGAGTTTTCTTTTATATTATCTCTTGTAAAAGGCACGATGTATATACCCTTGCCTATATATTTTTCTATATCAATTTTACTTAGCAAATAATCTCCCCCTATTTATATAGTAATTTCATTCAAATCATTGCTTACTATTTTCAGTAAACAAAGTTATACTTTTTTGTAAGTCATGTCTATTTTAGCATATTTCACTAATATTTTCAAGTCCTTTTTAGAAATGTGAATCACAAAACAGCAGATGCCTACCAATGATCTCATAGACGTCTGCTGTCACTTTTGCTTATGAAGTTCTTTTGATTGTCGCCGCATTTAAGCTGATTATTCTTGTACCGACTTTTTCGGAAAGCAAATCATATTGCACAAATTCTTTCTCTATATTTTGTACAATGTGCCTATTTCTCAGAAAAACGCACTCATTTTTCCCATTTTCCCATTTTTCCCGCAAGAGAGGGGTACCCCAAAAATGCTACGCATTTTAACTAGGTCACGGTCAAATCCGCTTTGAACTCCCGAAAAATCAGGCAAAATTTGTAAAAGAAAAACCACGTAACCACGCTATATAACGTGATTACGTGGTTTTCGTAACCTTTCCGATTACGTGTTTTTATATGGAAAAACACTTAACCTTTGATACAATCATGCACTCCCTTTGCAGGGGGTGTGCAAACAGTACCGAAAGGGTGTGCAGTGAGTAACCACTGCCTTTGACAAACCCGGAACACCGGATTCATTCGTTTTGCTTGTAATCTATATTACACTATTTTTCTCGCAAAGTCAAGACAAAAAAGCAGATTTGTGTAATGTTACAAATCTGCTTTTCGTTTTATGTGAAAAATTAATAATGCTGCGATTCAGAATCAAACTGTTATTTCAGTACCGTTTTTAAACCGAAATTGCAATTCTCCCTTTTCACAGATGGTCACTGTTTCAATCGCAGCAAGCCATACGTCCGAACTGAAAACCTTAATCGGCTCTTTCCTCTTTTTTATCTGCTCCATGAAATCTTGGATCACAGTGGTTTTATTTATGCGATCTAATTTTTCAGCCTGCAATTTCTGATATTTTGCTTTCAACGCCTCGTACTCCCGCTCATAGGATTGGTACTCCAGCGTATATTCTGGTTGCTTTTGAACCGTTCGACTATTGATCACAACCATTTCTCTTATGTTTTTTGTGATCTGCTTTTCCTCATCATCCAGAACACTCATTTTCGCATCCAAATCTGAACAGTCTGAAAAAGCACGCAGCAACATCTCGCAAAGACTCAAAACGCTCCCTTTATCAGTAAGCAGCTGATTATAGGCTTTCAAAAAGCCTTGCTTTATCGTGTCCTCATCAATATGCGGTGTTTTGCAATAACAAGCATTCGTATATTTCTTGTTGCATCGCCATATCACACGTCTGTAACGGCTATTAGAGTGCCAAATCTTAGGACCGTAAAAACCGCCACACTCGCCACAGACGATTTTGGCTGTGAATATATTGCCACTGTGATAGCGTTTTCCCAGTTCTTTTCTCCTTGCCATTTCCGCCTGCACCAATTCAAATTCCTCTGGTGAAATAATTGCAGGGTGGCTCTCTTCCACATAATATTGAGGAACCTCACCCTCATTCACTTTGGTCTTTTTTGTAAGAAAATCCACAGTAAATTTCTTTTGCAGCAGAGCAGAACCCTTGTATTTTTCATTGGTCAGAATGCTTTTCACCGTACTGAGATGCCATTGTTCTTTCCCAGATGGTGTCGGAATGCCTTTTTCAATCAAAATACAAGCGATTTTATACGGCGTCATGCCCTCCATAAACCAGCGATAAATACTGCGAACGATTTCTGCCTCCTCCGGCACAATTTCCGGCAAGCCATCTGCTCCTTTTCGATACCCCAGAAAATGCTTGTATGGTAGACTTACTTTCCCATCGGCAAAACGCTTTCTCTGCCCCCAAGTTACATTCTCCGAAATAGAGCGACTCTCCTCCTGTGCCAGACTGGACATAATGGTAATCAGCAGTTCACCTTTGGAATCCAGCGTGTAAATGTCCTCTTTTTCAAAAAACACCTCCACGCCTTTTTCTTTCAGTTTTCGCACCGTAGTCAAGGAATCTACGGTGTTTCGTGCAAATCGGCTGACTGACTTGGTGACAATCAAATCGATCTTACCGTCCAGAGCGTCTGCCACCATCTGATTGAATCCATCACGATGCACTGTGCTGGTTGCACTGATGCCCTCATCGGTATAGACTTTGACAAACTCCCAGTCCTCACGCTCTTGAATATACTTGGTATAATAATCGACCTGTGCCTCGTAGGAAGTGAGCTGCTCCTCAAAATCTGTAGAAACACGTGCATATCCGGCAACTTTTCGCTTTACTTTCTGTGTTGTCGGCAGGTGCGTTTGCAGACTGATTGTTGGCGGTATTACAGTTACTTTTCGACCCATTTCTGATTCCTTTCTCGTGCGGCTTGTTTCATTTCCTCTGTCCAACTTTCTGCCCTTGATGGGTATTCCCAGTGGCGTATTTCTGATGTTCCATCATGAAAGAAAAACTGTACCTCAAATGGTTTTGGAATCACAATGTGATGAATGTTATCTCGAAATACAGCCGTATCAAATTCATCCAATTTAAGTACATCACAGATTAGAGCATATAGAATTGATTCCGGAATTTGCTTTGAACCGGGGCAGTACTTTTTTCCTCTCCTCAAAAAAGTGGCACACATCCAGATGATTCCTTGTGGGAGTTGTTTTCGTTGATAGTTCTTTCCACATAATCCACAGATAATAAGGCCACTAAGCGGATAACGGTTTGTAGCACCATCATGGGTGTATTGCTCATGTCGCTGAGCCAATATAGCCTTTGCTTTGGCAAACGTTTCAAGGTCAATAATTGGCTCGTGGGCTTCCTCTACATAATATTTTTGAAGTTCTCCCTGATTTCTCGTTTTTTTCTTTTCGATATGGTTATTACGATAGTACTTTTGGAGCATGAGATTTCCGATGTATTTTTCATTTGTCAGAATTTCACGAATTCTTGGGTTTGTCCATAGGTTTCCTTGTCGAGTTGGTATTCCCATCTCGTTGATCTTATTTGCGATTCTCTGTTGTCCCATACCGGAAATATAATCTGAGAAAATCATACGAACAAGTTCTGCCTCATTCGGTTCGATTTCCAAGACTCCCTCTGCATTTCTGCGATAGCCCAAAATCGTAATACTACCGATTTTTCCAATTGAGAAATCTTTTCGGATTTGCCATTTTCGATTTTCACTGGCAGAATAACTTTCCTCCTGTGCATAGGATGCCAGAATGGAAAGCAGCAGTTCGCCATCTGAACTCATGGAATGAATCCGCTGTTCCTCAAAATAGACATCAACGCCCAGCGATTTCAATTCCCGTACCGTTTCCAGCAGGGTAACCGTGTTTCGTGCAAAACGAGAAATAGACTTTGTCAGAATCAAGTCAATTTCTCCCTGTCTGCATCGGTTCAGCAACTTTTGAAACTCTGCCCGGTTTCCTTTTGTTCCGGTCAGTGCCTCATCTGCATAAACACCGCAGAACAGCCATTCCGGATTGCTCTGAATCAGCTGATTGTAATAGCTGACCTGCGATGATAGAGAATGGAGCATGGCATCCTTTCCGCTGGATACTCTGGCATAGGCTGCCGTCCGTTTCAATGGAAACTGCTTTTTCTGCGGAAATACAACTTTTTGTATCACTCGTGCCGTGATAACCTCCCCCTTTCCGATGACATATTACCGTATGATCGGACAAGAGTCAAGGAATATACTGCACGAGTTTATGCCGCATTCCTTGGCTAAGATGTCATGCACACGCCGATAATCTTCTTCTGTTATTTTTCGTTCAGCAAGAAGCGTTTTCAAAATTTGCACCGCTGCCTTGTACTGCATGATCTTGTCCCAGACTTCTTCTTGATTTGCCGTAGCAGCTGCGTGAGCAGTACTTTCTGTTTTTGTTGCCATAGCTTACAAACACCTTCCCACAAAATTGACAGGTACAATCATAATTTGCTTTCTTATTCAGCTTTTCTGAATTGGCATACCACCATTTCAAGCGACACACATCTGAACAGAACTTCTTTTTTCGATGCTTGGGTGTCATCACTAAAGCAGCACCACAACAAGGACACACTGCTGTTTTTCGCCTGCAATAAGAGGCGATTGTATTTACAGACACCCCAAGAATGCCAGCAATTCTTTTATAACCGTTTCCTTGCTCTCGCAAAGTGTCAATTTGCTCCTTTTGACCCTGCGTCATTTCATCTTCCTCCCGTATCTAAATTTTGTAGTGACCCAGAAAGGCTCACCATCATAAATACAGTCGAAAAAAGGGTCGAAAAATCGAACCCCCTCTTGAAAATTCAAATGAACGCAAAAAAATCCCTGCACCGGAGTTTTTTCTCCGAATGCAGGGATTTCTTCTTGCCAAATAGGACAAAGCGTGATATAATAGTTATAGCAGCAAAAGGCGGTGGCAAGTCCGCCCTTTGTTGTTTTGGCTCAAGGTCGGTTGGTTTCAATCGACCTTATTTCTTTGCCTCTTTAATGACCTCGTCAATCAGTTCAAGGGCTTTTTCTTTGTTGTCACTCTCCAAAAGTGCTTTGATGGAAAGCAAAAGCGTCAAAAGTTCAAGCCGTGTCATGTCCTCTTTCATGCTTCCTCCTTTCTCGTCTTGCCCCGGTATTCGTGGCTAGGTTCTCCTCTAATCCACTGTACACAGTATACCATAAGTTAAACCTATAGTCAAGACGATGTGGAGATGTTTGTGACTATACACAAACGGCTTTTTGGTGATTTGTGTAGCTTATGGTTTACAACTGCTTTTCAGCCGGATGTGTTGTAATTAATTTGCTATAGTCTGTGTCTAACATAATTTCTTTTATTTTACCATCGACTATCTCTAAGAAATTAACCCCATTTATTATTGATTTAAAATCATTAAGATTAAAATCAATAATAACATACTTTTCATCGTTATTTTCTTTTGACATATATAATTTTCTTACAAGACCAGAAGAACACGCCCATTTCCTTCCGGACAGTCCATAATAAGAAAACAGGATTCCTAATTTAATAGACCCACTCACCATCAAACTATAGAATTTTCCAACATAAGTGACACTAACACAGCTACTATAATTTTTGCATTCACCTAAAAAATGCTCGTAGCGTCGGTCAATATATCCATGGCTTAGCAAAAACTTTCCTTTGGGCTTTAATGTAATAAATTGATCTATTTCATTAGTGTTAGTTTTTATGTTTCTTTCAACAGTAAAAATGTCTCCAGAAATTTCAAGTAAATAAGAAACTAATTTTTCTAAGCTATCTCCTTTATCAACTGTTTTGATGCCGCTTTCCCCATTTGATTCAATAAATTCTTCTAATAAAATTTCGTATTGTTCCATTTGTTCAGCATTAATTTCAGCGATTTTTCCATATCTTCTTTCTTCATTCAATGAATTAAAATACTCAACAATTGAATCCTCGTTTATCATTCAGTCACCACCACAAAAACCACACGACAATTTTCCAATGCAAACAATGTTCTTTGACAAGTATCACATTCAAATTCATCAGGGATCTCATTCATTGTTTTTTTAAGTAAGCCTGTCGAATGCTGACAATCAAAACAATATAATTCATAGTATCTTTCTATTAAATCCTGATCCTCAAGCAAATTTAAGATAGAATAAGCCGTTTTAATATCGACTTGTAGTTTCCTTTTCAATACACTTGGATATATCCACATATCTTTCTTATAGTAATTCAATAGGTTGGAAACTTTTTTAGAATCTACATTATTTATTAATTCATTTTGATTAATCAACGCTTCTATTTTTGCTAATGTACTTTGTAACAAAATTCATCCGCTCCATTCCAACAAGTACATCACTGTACATGTGCTGTAGTAAACAATAACCTTGCTGGTGATAATCGAAAATAAATTTGACTTTGATATTTCTGGTTTTTATTTCATTCTCCCAGACAACTTGAATCCATTCATAGTCCGATAATTCCTCATTCTCAAATAAAAATTGATTTAGGTCCTCATTCAATAGAGGTATTTTTTCTATATCAGATCTATGCTTTTCAATTAGTTCTTTCAGTTCTCCGATAATCGGCATCACATAGTCTCTATTCTTGCCAACATCAAGTTGAGCATTTCCACCACTGGGTAAATTTTTATACTCAGCCATCAATTTTACACTTTTATCATTTGAACTACGAACGGTGTTTATAATAAAATCTAAATCCATTGCGTTCAGTTCAATCCCAAATTTTAATTTTAAAATTTCTAAAATATCCGAAACCAAATCAATATATATTGTTTGTGCTTTTTTGTCAGAAATAAATTGACGTTTTAACCCATCAAATCTAATTTCCACAATTTTATCGTTCTTATGAAATACAACTAACATCGGATACTTTACCAGCATTTCCTCATTATTAAATGTATCATATGCAGAAAAAGCACGAGAAAACTTCACAATAAAGCATTCATCATTAAAATATGTAAAATATTCATCTGAATCATCTATCGACTCAATTGTAGAAACTGTACCTTTAGGAAATAAAGTTTGAAAATCCACATCATTGAAAAAATTAGAATTTTTAGTTTCGAATAAGATAGAATATTTATAATCTTTTTCAAATTCCCAATTTTCAAACAGCTTAACAGCATTCATATCGTTTTCTAAACAATACTTAATCTGATTAGTTAGTCTTTCTTCATCACTACTATAAGTTTTAGAATCGTCAAAACTATCTTCATCGAGTTTCTTTTCAAATTGAACCCCACCACTTATAAATAGTCGATTGATTTTTCTCTTGACCTTTGATGAATATCCATCTACTGTTCCCTTTAAATACAGAATATAATTTTCGAACGTCATTAAATTGTTTCCTCCTAGATAACAATGCAGCTTTCATTTAGTTAGTATAATTATAACCGAAAACGAAGTTGTAATTCACACTTAACGATTCAACTTTATTATACCACGCTTTTTTCTGACAGTCAACACAAATAGTGACTTACAAATAGTTTTTTTGAAAATTTCAAATGAACATTACAGTTGTGTTTCTCCACGCAAAACGCAAAAAACGCTCCTGAACACCACGTTCAAGAGCGTTTTTTACTACCTATAAACGGCATTTAACCGCTGTTTTATCCGTTCAATTTCTCGTCAATACTGGCAACGTGCTGCAAGATCTGCTTGAGAGTGTCATCATCGTTAGTATCTTTTTTCGTGTCCTCATTCGGCTTGTCTGTGGTAGTTGTTGCATTTTTTGCAAATCCATTCAGCCCCGCATTTTTGATGATCGCCGGATAATCCTGATACGCATAGTCCAGATCCACCTCGCCGACAATGCCGGAAACGCTGCCCTTCCAACTGTACTGCCACAGCCCATAATTCCCGGCATAGGACGATTTGCTCACATCCACATGAGACAGGAACACGTCATACCGGTTCTTTATATCGTCCCCGATACAGCTTTCCAGAGCCGACTTGAACGTATAAATTGCCGCATAATACCCGGCAGATTCCAATGCACTGCAAAACGCCTGACACAGGGCATCTGCATTTTGCAGACTTGCCTGTTCTTCGATGTCAAAGGCGACTGGATACTCGAACTGCTTTCCAGCCAGAGCAGACAGGCACACAGCAGCCTCCTGCCCCGCTTCTGCGGCAGTTTTGGCGTAGCTGTACCAGTACGCACCGCAGGGGATTCCAAGCCGTTTGCACTCGCTGTAATTCCGTTCAAACTGCACATCGATCTGGCTGGATTCTTTCCCAAAACCAGCCCGTAAAATTGCAAAATTCACCAGCCCGGATGCTTTGACTTTTTCCCAGTTGATTACGCCCTGATGCTTGGAAACATCAATCCCTTTTGCCACAATTTCAGATGGTTGCGGCTGTGCTTTTGCAATGCCGAAATAGCGGTAGAAATCGCTTGTCACCGTGTTTGTGCCTTTGATTTCATCACCATACCATTTTGCCCCTGTTCGCACATCCAGATGCACCGAAGTATAAGCACCGGTGATATTGGCAATGCCGCCGAAACCCAGATCCTGAGCCTTGCAGCACACCGTCTTTGCTGAAATTATGTTACCGGACTTGTCGTAGCACACCACGTCTGCCGCTGTGCCCTTGGTGTGCTGCCCGGTACTCGTACCGCCTACCGCTTTATCATGCTCAGGACAACGGTAACCGCTGTTGACGATGATCTTGCCGCAGTCCAATGCTGCATACAGCTGTTCCAGCTTGCTCACCAATTCATCCGAAATCAAAAAGTCGTGGCTTTTACCGCATTTACAACGGAATTCACGAGCGTTGAAGTGCTCAGTCAGTTGGGTGTTGTCCGTTGCTGAAAAACTCTTTACTGTCATATAAAACGACTCCCTTCTACAAAAAAATATTTTTGAAAAAATCGAAAATTCGCTTGACTTTTCCACGAAAACGTGGTATAATGTAATTAAAGAAAGGGGGAAAGCAAATGCGGACAGGCGAATTAAAAAAGAAACTTCGCAAAGCCGGATGCTACAAAATCCGAGAGGGCGGAAACCACGAAATCTGGTACAGCCCCAAAACAGAAACAGCATTTTCTGTTGGACGGCATGACGGACAGGAAATCGCAACCGGAACCGCAAACAAAATCCTGAAGGATGCGGGGCTGAAATAAGCCCCGACCCTACGGGGTTTTCAAAATGGCAAGAAAGCGAACCATTCGCTTTCCTTGTCAACTTTTCAAATCCGCATTTGTACCCCCATTCAAAAACAAAAAGGAGCTGGTAAAATGGCAAAATACGTTTACCCTGCAATCTTCACAAAAGAGGCAAATAACGCTTATTCAGTTGACTTTCCGGATGTAGAAAACTGTTATACGTGCGGAGATTCTTTGGTGGATGCAATGGAAATGGCATCTGATGTCTTGGCAATGATGCTGTGTTTCAGAGAAAAGGAAAAGAAACCAATTCCGGTCGCTACTCCGATCAAAGAAATTCAAACAAATGCAGACAGCTTTGCAACCTTGATTCTTTGTGATACGACCGATTATCCTCTTGTGGAGTGTGAGCCGAATGCAGAATAACATCAAGAGAATACGGGAACAGAACGGCATTACTCGAAAAGAGTTAGCCGCTCTTTCCGGCGTACACTATAAGAAAATTACGGACTACGAAAACAACTACATCAAATTTGAAAATATCACAATCGGGAATCTGAACCGTATTGCAACTGCCCTCGGTGTTACACTGGATGAACTATGTAGAGAAGATTCCGAAAATCAGTAAAACGATTACTATAGAAAAATGCGGTACGCCAAAAACGACATACCGCATTTTTCATTCTTTTTCTTCTTTCTCGGATTCTAAAGCTTTTCGGAGCAAGCGTTTGATTTCCGTCTGCAAGGCTTTTCCCTCTAAGGCATCCAGAATATCCTTATCGCTTTTTCGATTCAGCTTCAAACCAATGAAACGTGTATTTTGCTTATCATACTTTTCTTGGGGTGTCAAAAAACCACTCCTAAAATTTTTTCTTGCCAATTCGGGCAAAACGTGATATAATTGTTGTAGCACGAAAAAGCGGTGGCAAGTCCGCTCTTTCTGTGTTTCCGTTGCCGACTGTTTTTCAGTCGGCTTTTTCTTTTAGCCCTGAAGCATCTGTTTCAGCTGTTCAATAATGGCTTGCTTTTCAGCCTCGGTTTTCGCATCCTCTAACTGCTTGATTAAAAGCATAATAAAGGATTTGAACTGCAAATCCGTCATTCCCATTTCCTCCATATGTGCCTCCTTTCCATATCCGCTTGCCCGGTATTCGTGGGTGGTTTCCCAATCCACTGTAATCATTATACCATAGGTTTAACCTATAGTCAAGGATTTTTTCTGGAAAGTGTGATATTTGTCGGAGTACACAAATTCGGTGCTGCTTTTTGTACGATAGCAATACCGTTTTCAATTGTCAAACAGCAGTACTACTCCTTGATTTCAGGTAATCCAGCCACGCTGGTCAGTACAGATAAAATGCCCGCCAGAAGTGCGGTACTGCCAACTACAAGCCAATTAACATCCTGCATGGTTGCTGCCACACCAACGGTCGCTATTGCTGTCTGGGCAATGGTTTTGATTGCCCGAATAACAGCAGCTTTCGTCCACTGTTTCCAATCTCTTTTCATACGGTTTCTCCTTTCTCGGTTGGCAGTGCCATGAATTCCTCGTGCAGATGTGTCATCACACCATTGCCGCCCAGTTCGTGGTACTGCCGGTACATATTTTCATAGTTTTCTTTCGCATAGATGGGTGCAAAACCTGCATCAATGTACTTGTTATAGCAGTGCAACATCCGGTCACGGAGCAGAGCTTGCACACCGTATTCCAGTGCCTTTTGTCGGGCATCCTGTTTTTGCATGCGGTTTAAAATCGACTTTGTGCCAATACTAAGAATGCCCGTTGCAGACAACACAGAAATCGCAATGGTGATAATCTCTCGAATCACACAGCTTCCTCCGTTTCTTTCACATCTTTCGTTTCTTTCTCTTCTTTCACATCATAATCGCCGGAAAGCAGTACCAACATTTCCGGCGTTAGGTCACCAGATGCAAAAATCTGATACTGTCCATTTTCCAGCTGCACCGCTTGAATTTTTGCGTTGCCCCAGCCTGTTCTTTGGATGGCTTTTCCCTGTTTCAATGATTCTACGGCTTCAATAATATTCACTGTATCATCTCCTTAAAGTAACGAAATTGACTGAATCAGCGGGTGACTGTTATTGCTCCGACCGACCCACACCAAATAGTATGTGCCAGCCGTTACGCCCTCGCAAGGTGTCAGCGTTGTGATATAGTCCGCACTGTACAGCCACTGCAAAGGCAAGTCCATATAACTGCCCTCTGTCTGTGCCTTTGTGAGGATGTCCGCAGCTGTGCCGGTGTCAGACTGTACCAAGCGTAAAATACCGACCTCTGTGCTACCAGCTAAAAAGCGGATTGCAATTTGCGTGGATGCTGTCACGCTGATCGGCAGCGTGCAACAGGTATAGCAGCTATAATCCCATCCAAAAACGGTTGTTCCGTAGTTTAAGGCATAGTTGTTCTTTGCACTGCAAAAATCTGCATGCAGGGCGGTAAAGTCCGCCACGCTATAAATTGTATCATTGTAAAGCAAAGATACAGTATCCCGATGGGAGACATCATATAACACGGTTGTGGTGGGGGATTCGCCGCCTGAAATCTCCAGAACCTTCGGTACAAGGGTATTGAACTTTTCAGATGCACTTGCTGAAATACCTTTTGCAGTCAGGTTCGCTGCAAGCTGCTGCCGCAGTTGGTTTAGTTTTGTCAGCTGCTCTGTAATTGTTGCCGCCATGTTACACCTCCACCATTGCAGACAGGGCTGCGGATAAATCACCAATGGTATCTTCTAAGGCTTTGATACGAGTTGCGAGCGTTTCCACATCCGGCGACAAATCCAGCACAAACAGCCCGTCCGGCACAATGTCCAGAGCGTTGTGAGATACGGTGCTGATGGACGGCAATACCTGCCATGTTTGCTTACCCGTTACTGTAACCAGCTTTGCGGTGCAGTATTTCGCTGATTCACCCTCTTCACATCCCGGTGTATAATCGCCCCAAGAGGCAGCGTCACCGTTTGTACCGTTTTTGACGGTCGCTGTGGTCGTTCCATTTTTGTCAGTAATAGAAATAACAGCCCCTGCGTCTGTTTCCGTTACGGTTGCAGTTGGAGAGTAACCGTCTGCACCATCCTTGCCGTCAACCCCGTTTGTCCCGTCTTTGCCGTTTACGCCGTCCTTGCCGGGTGTTCCAGGGTCGCCTTTTTCACCTTTTTCGCCACGTTCTCCCTTTGCTCCGGGTGCTCCCGGTTCGCCCCGGTCGCCTTTTTCTCCGGGTTCGCCTTTCGCTCCGGGTGCTCCCGGCTCGCCGGCATCTCCCTTTTGTCCCTTTAAGGATGTCAGCCAGTCTGCTTCTGTTCCGGTAAATCCATTCTGCAAGGCGACTTCATAGGCAGATTTTCCGGCTGCTCCACGGCTGCCCGTGTCGCCCTTTTCACCGTTGTGCAGTTCTGCGGTCGTTGTACCGGTTGCGTCTGTCACGGAGATGGTTGCACCCGTTTCCGTTTCTGTCACGGTTACCGCTGGGGAGATTCCATCTTTCCCGTCCTTGCCGTCTTTCCCGTTTTGTAGTCCGGCAGCTTTTTTCTCCAGTTCTTGTAAGAGCTGAGCATACAAGTCCGGTGTCGGTGGGATGGGTGTCACACTGTCAGAAACAAATCCAGAAGGCTTGATATGGAGGGAAACCGGAATGGTAGTTGCACGAAGAGCTTTCGTGTCGGAAGGAGCATATCCGAACACACTCAGTTTCATCGTACCGGCTTTGCATTCAGAGGGGAGCAGGCAGGATTTTCCATCCGTGCCTAAAATCAGATTGTAGGTTTCGCAACATTGTGTAATCTGTACAACTTTATGCAGCCCTTCCCACGCTCCGTCAAATACAAAATGCAGCGGTACAAAGGCAATCTGATCCGCTGCAATGGCATCCCGTTCCAGCAGTTCTATTCGCTGTTTCTGCACGAAAAATTTCATCATGCGGTTTCCTCCTTCCAATCCATGTCTTCAGAATCCCATACGAAAGACCCATCAATACAATTGATTCGTTGTAAATAGCCATTGTGGTAGTTGGTTTTTGCATCCGATGCCATCCAGTTGGTGGGCTTTGTGATGGCGTTCCACTGTTCTTTTGTTCCTTCATATGTGATGGCTGTTAAACTTTCACAGTATGTCAGCATATTTCCCCCAAAGGTTCTGCAATTCGCAGAAATGATAAGGCTAGACAATGCTGTACATCTTGTAAACGCAAAAGCACCAATGGAATCACACGCAACACGGGCAGTCTTCAGCTTTGCACAGCCGCTAAAAGCATACTTTCCCCACGTTTTCACGCTGGCAGGCACAGTGACTTCTGCAATGGCGGTGTGATAAAAGGCGTATGACTGGATCGCAGTAACCGCCTGCGGAATCGTAACGGAAGTCAGCCCAGCAGTATAATTGCTTACGGCATCTTCCTGTGCAAAAGCGGAATCACCAATGCTGGTCAGTGTAGCCGGCAGAGATACCGTTTTCGCATTGGCACAATGATAGAACAGACGATCGCCCAAGCCGGTAATGCCATTGCTAAGCACGATCTCCTTGATCTGGTTGTTTTGATAGAACACAGAATCATGAGAAGTATAGTCGTAGGTTGCACCCGTTCCACGCAAAAGCAATTTCCCGTTTGCATAAAGGATATAGTAGACGTTTTCTCCGCATTGTCCGCTTTTTAGAATATCACCGCCGATTAAGTCATCCACCTTGGTCTGCAGTTCGGAAATCTGACTGTTCATCGCATCCAGCCGCTTTTGCAGTTCGTCCAGTGTGGCATTTGTCTTTGCCATTTCGGCAAGCATTTCCGTCACTCTGCACTTACCAAGAATACACTTGCAGTAACCGCATTTGCTCTCGTCCGCACGGCAGTCTGTCAGATCGGAATCCAGAATGCTTGTCGTTCCGGCACGAAGTCTTACAACTGCTAAAGTCAGATAAGTCGTCACATTGTTGTTAGTGAAAGCAGGAATGGTTGGACTGGTGGCTGCTGTACCTGCCAGAACACGAATCCCACAGGTACGAGTGGAACGATCACAGTAGATTCCGATTGCTACATAACGATTTAGAGATTCATCTACATAGGAAGAAAGGTCGATGGTATGCAGGGTATCACTGATAAAGTAGTGTCCATCGATCCACGCCTTGCCCGTGCCGAATGTAACGGATAAATTTTTGACCGTTGGTGCAAAGCACTGCCGGTAAGTATCCAGAATCCCGTTGCAAATCAGGCTGGACAAATATGCGGTGAAATCCTCTGCGGTATACACCCGGTCGAGGTTTTGTGCGTTAAAAAATCCATAGGAAAAAGACATATGAATATCACTCCGTTTCTTTGAAAGTCGGGGTCAGACTTCTGCCGTTCTGGTCGAAGCTCTCCACCATGCCAATCAGCTGTATTTTCGTCTGAATCAAACCAAAGCGTTTCTGTTCCACGGTCACATAGTCGCCCACAAAATAGTCCTTGTTGTACTGATACTGGGTCGAAAAAGCAGCGATAGCGGATTCCAATGCCGTTTTCGGCTGTACCAGATGTTCTGCACCGCTGCTTTTCAAAATTTCTAAATATTC